CTGTTGACTGACCAGCCAATATAAACCGTTTTCTGTTCGCAGTTGAACCAGTTGCAGTATATACCAAAGTGTATGGGCCTCTTCCTGTACCTGTGCCTTGGTTTCCGTTGGCAACAACAACAGTTGGATTTCCTGTAACAGTTATCGACTCATCCCATGTAACTTGACATAGAAGAGTTTGTGATGATGAACCAGCAGTAAAGTCAGTAGCAGCAGTTGTTCCAACAACAAATCTCATTGCTGTTACAGTTGGTGTTTTAAGACCAGTAGCTGCAGAAATACCAGCAAGCATACCGATTGCAACTAAAACTTCTGGATCTGCATCTGTATTATTGTTTCCTGAGGCAGCCGTTCCTGCTTGTTGTACCCACCCGGCGTTTGATGCATAGATATCACCTCGTCTATTATCTGAATCCTCATCTACCGGTGCCCATTTGGGTTTATTGGCGGCCGAGTCATGAGTTGTTCCCCATAAAGGCATGTTTTTCTCCTATTAAATTGTTGTTTATATTATATTTATGATTCTTTGGGTGTCTCTTTATCAGTTACACCTTGCATAAATAATCCTTTTGGTTTAAAATGTTTTATTGCATGTGATACTACATCAACGACAGGGTTAATCTTTTCTTCTTCTTCAGAAGTTTCATCAGCTGTAGCTTCTACAACTGGATTTACAACATTATTAACACTACTTGCAACATTTCTTAATATTTCTTGATCGGATTTAGTTCCGAAAATATCTTGTTCTTCCATTATAGCATATCTCCACCTTGAATTTCAATTTCTGCTTTATAATAATTTGCTAATTCTATAGCTACTGATTGTCGAACATCTTTTGGAAACAATTCCTTTGCGTTTCCGCCAAATTCTTTAATATATTTTTTAACACCATTATCTACCAAATATGAGAATAGTTTTGGTGCTTTATTATGATCATACTTGTCAGACTTCATTTTCCGTTGAATATTCTTGATAATAGAAGTGGTTTGTTGTCTATATAAATCACGGTCATTATCTATATAAAGTCTTAACTCATTTGCTGCATGAGTATCATAAGCTTCTGTAAGTTTAGACCGTGCTTCAGAAACTACAGCATAAGCACTTCGTTGTTTTTCTTCAACATGTATATCAGGTTCACCACCTCTTTTGAATGACTTACTTAATGCTTTTTCGGCTTTCTTTACATCTTTTTTCTTAACAACCAGTTGACCTTTGCGATTGATTTCAGCCTTTATGCCTACATCATCTAATGCCATAATGGCTTGTAATTCATTACTTTCTTCAATTTTAACAAATCTATCCTTAACGCTATCCCAAAAGTCAGCGAACGTTTCTTCTGTCATTTTTAATGCAAATTCCTGAGATTTAAGAAATCCTGCTTTATTTTTTATCATTTTATCAAATGTCGATTGAGATTTTGGTTTTAAAGCATCATATACTTGAACCATTGCGGACGCACTAAAACTATCAACTCTAGCCGATCCAGATTTGAACATAACCACTTGATTTTGTTTATCTTTCACTATCTTTCTCAGGGTGTCTATAGTCGCTGGATATGCCGTACCTTTTTCATTAAGTTCATTTGAATCTTCTTTCATATCAGCTTTAAATGTTCTTAACATTTCACCTTTTTTAACTTTCAAGATTGTAATATTCTTAAGTGCATCAGATTTCAATGTACCTTTTAGAGATTTTCTAACAGATCCTTCTCCTCCACCCTCAATGTAAATAGCCGGCATATTAGGAATACTCACCTTGAAATATGCTTCTTCAATATTTGGTTCTGTCATTTTGACTCCTTCTTTTGAATTTTTTATATCAGCTGCAGATTTTGGCATTGAGCTTACTTTTTTCTTTTGCTTTTTTTCTTTTTCAGCGTCTGCTTTTTTCTTCAGCTTATCTTTATAACTTTGTTGCGTATCAGGATTATCCATATCTTTAGCATCCTGTTCTCGTTCCTTCTTCTTATCTGCTCTTATCTTATCTGCTTCATCCGAAGGAATAACTTTTGTATCATCATCAGGATGTCTTTCATAGCCGGGAACAGCTTGAGCTTTTTTGATCCCAACCTTTTCGACAGAGCGATCAAATGCAGCTTGAGCATCCTCTGGTGATCCACCACTCTTTTTTTCTAAGTCGTGCGCGTCTGCATCTGCTTTGTTATCTCTAGCAATTTCATCATCTTTTGTTTTTTGCGCTACATCTGCATTGTACTTTTTTGCATTGACAAATTTTGCTAATTTAGATGTTTTTCCCCATTTATCCCAGGCAAATTTCAGTGCCCATAATCCACCAGCCATACCTAAAGCTACAGCGGCGGCATCTACGGTTGACTCTTTTAAAACGTTTTCAGTTACTTGTTTTTCGAGGTCGAGATTTTCACTTTTTTTTTTATCTTCTGGTTCTGGTTCTTCGCCTTCGGCATCCCAACCTTTATCTAATGCATCAAAATATGCTTTTTTCTTATCACCTTCTAATTCGGCAGGACTTTCTACACCGAACTTCTTTAACATAACAGAAACAAAAGCTTGATATTTCTTTTTCTTATCCTCTTCTTCTAATGATTCTCCAACAATTTTAGGAACTTTTCGAATATCTCTAGATCGTTTAAGTACTTTCGCAGCCTCCTTTTCTGATCCTTTTTCTACAAACAATTTTCCTTTTTCAAAGAATGGTTCATATCCTAAAGGACCATCTATACCTTCATCTTCAAGAATGTCCAGAACTTCTTGTTCATAACCTTCTGATAATGGTGTACCACTAGTAACAGAAAGTCTGATCGCTTCTCTAAAAGATTTTCTCTCTCTTTTTGATTCCATTTTTGGTTTAGTATCAACTTTTTCTTTTTTTCCAGATAATTTAATTTCTTTTTTACTCGCGTCTTTTTGTACTTTTTCTGCATCTTTCATCATTTGCATAATTTGACCCATAACAGCATTAGTTACTTGTTGAACTAAAGCAGGATCGGGACCAGTTGGTTTAGTATCACCGGCACCATCATCTGGCTCAGCTTCAGGTTCTGCTTCAGGTTCCGCTTCGGGTTCTGCTTCAGGTTCTGCTTCAGGTTCAGCTCCTGCTTCGGGTTCTGGTGCTGGTTCTGCTTCACCTTCAGGATCTGCTTCTGATTCGGGATCTGGTTCGGTTTCTGGCGCATCTGGATCACCTACAGGAGCTTCATCTTCATCCTCTTCAGAATCATCACCGGCATATCCTTGAACTCCTGCATCCGGCTTTTCTTCCTCATCATCCTCATCCCCTTTTTCTTTTTCCAGTTTTAATTTTTCTTTAGCTTTTTTATCTTCTTTTTTTGCAATTCGATCCTCTCTCTTAACAAGACCCTGAATCACACTTAATAGGCTATCAGATGCCATACATTTCTCCTGAAAATTGTGTAAATGATTTTTTCTGTATGGTTTCATTGGCCATACTAACTTGAAGTTCGTTCAAAAATGAATAGTTAAATGGTATACCTACTCGTTTTCCAACAGACTCCAATAATTTTATTGCTTTATCAGAATATTCCATATAATTTTGTACATCTTGTTTATCTACCATTGTCTCCGGTATTTGTGTAATAGTAAGACAGTTATCAACTAAAATTAATGATTCTTTAAGATATGCTAATTCCGATTTAGTAAAAGAACTTTCACTAATACTATTAACAATCTCATCGAATAATTCATATGCTTCATTACATGTAGATAAACTTACAGTATCATATCCTTGCCATGATAATTCATTTGCATCCTTAAGGTCGATATTTTCGTCCTCAACCGGTTTTTGTATACCTCTACGACGCTTCATTCCTTCAAGGATTGCATCTAATTTTAATCCTTTTCTAACTTCATTCATCATTTTTCTTTTATCTTTCTCATTTAATTGATTTGATACACCAGTTTGAAATGCATCAAAATCTCCTTGAGTTGCTGCTTTCCTCATCTTAGATGCCGACATTCCAGATGCTCCATCTGCGTCTGGATCCCGTTCTCCTGCACTTTTTACTTCTATTTCTTCAAAATCATATGATCCGTGTCCGCCTGATTTCCTATTATAAGTATTTAGTAAAGATTTAAACTCTGAAACTCTATCACTACCTGCTATCATTATCAATTTATTGTATTTTCCACTTAATTCATCTGCTGCTTCAAGTGGATTCTTTATTGTTGATCTACTTTGAAAAATATTCTTTTTATTTGAAAACATCCCTTTCAAATACCTCATCTTTTGTTTATGAGTAAGAGGATTCTTTCTTGAATCTTGAGTATGACTACCATAAATAAAGGCGGTTCCACCTTCACGTTGAGTAACTGCAATTACTGCATTTATCAATTTTTCGTGTCCGATAGTAGGAGGATTGAATCTCCCAAATGCAAATACTGCTGTTTTCATTATTTCGCCTGATCTAAACTACTAATTTTTTTAATTTTACTACCTTTACCCTGACCTTTAAAGTCTCCTGTTAAATCATAAGTAGGAGGCCATTGATTCCAACCTTTTGAACCTTTATCAATTACTTTCTTTTGAATACTTGCTTTACCAAATTTCTTAATATATTGTATTGCTTCTTTTTTATCATAAGTTACTAATCTTGCGGTTCCTGCCCATCCCATAACAACATCTCCTACAGCATTTACTCTATCATGTCCAACATAAAAAGCACCTTTAGGATATAAGAAACCGCCTGGCTCTGGGCCAATAACAGTCATATACACCGCTGTAGGTTTTTGATGTTCATCATGAATTCGACCATCTGGACCCTTTATGTTTCCGGAATTTACTCCTGAATAGGTATCATCCATATAAAGAAATTCCGCATATGCATACTTTGGAGAGCCATGTAATGAATACTTTGCTAAATCACCCGCAGAATATTTGGTAATATCCTTGGGTGGTTTCGGCATTTCATCACCTTCCCACTTCTTTGCTTCTTTTAAATGTTGTGTAAATGATTTCATTTTCCTAATTCCTTTTTAGCAACTTGTCGTGTGTATGCTTCTAACTCTATAGCCGCATCCCACATTTTTATTGACCACCCTTTAGACTCTGCAAACAACATCAATTCTTGTTGTTCTTCTGACAAAGAATTTTCACCTCTTAGTAGTTTTAGTTTAAAGAAATGAGCAGTCTTAACTTTAATGTTATTGACTACTTGTTCATCCCACGAATAATCGGTTGATCTTTTCTTTGCGTAACCTAACATAACATCACTAAATGTTTTGATGTTTTTCTTGATAACACTTTCCATTCCATCCATATAATCTTTTATTATCACACTCAATGTTTTACTGTCAACTTTTCTCTTGGCCATTGCCCAAAGTTGAAATATTGTTGAAAAATCTTGAAACTCGCCTCTGGAAAGGTGTTTCTCAACTAAAGCTGAGAACATTGTTTCAAGGTCTTTCAGTACTTTACCAAAATTTGTGAATCTAGAAGTTTCTTGAAGATCAGCTATAGATGTCCACCTTCTACCACTTTGGTCTAAATGACTCATCACATCACCTTTAGCTGATAAGAGAACATCTGCATCCATCTCTAATACTGAATGAACACCACCTTGAGTTGCAACACCAATTTCCATATATCTAGATTGCATTTCAAAAAATGCAGATATTTGACTTTTCTTTCCTTGAAGTCTTGCTATCTTCTTAACACCTTTTTCATCCGTTGTATGAAATACTGTTGCTCTAAGTGTTCCTGGCCAAATTCTTTTATACATAGATGAGGATATAGGAATCATCAATCGGTTATACTCCGATATTCTTGGAAGGAATATCAAATCTGATAAACTAGTTCCTCTTTCTATTAAATATCCTTTAAAAGATTTCATAACTTGAGACTCAGGTTTTTTCTTGCAATGTAATCTGCCAAATCCCCACTATCTGAATATGTTGCAAATGGAAATCCTTCTATATTTTTGTCACCTTTAAAATCGTCTGCAAACTCCCAGCCGACATGAATCTTTACTATCTTAATATTATTAACTACTATTTCATCCCATTCTGCAACATCTCCACTATCTGGATCTGGTTCAAGAACTCGTTTCTTAGCGTAATCTAAAAGTACCGAATGCAATTTTGCGGAATACCTCTTCATAATCTTTTCCATACCATCAATGTAATCTCTAATGATCTCTGATAGGATTTTCTTTTCGTTTGCATATTCTTTTTTAAGAGCAATCCAAGACTTATTAACATTCGGCATAAATTCTGGATCATCTGCATATTTCATAATAATTTCTATCATCATTTCACTTATATCATTTTCCATTCCTTTAAGTTTTGCGCCACCTCCGATACCATCACCACCATAATTAGTATCAATCGGATTAAGTAATGTACTCAAAGTAATCCATCTTCGGCCAGTTTTGTCTGGTTGACTTGATATATCATCTGGTGCTGCTACAAGAATGTCACCTAACAATTCTATAACATATCCACCTTCTGTTGCGACCCCATCATCAATAGCTCTAGCAGTTATATTGAAAAATGATGAAATTGATCTTTTCCCCCCTTGCAATCCTTTCAATTTTTTAATACCAGCATAATCGGTCAAATGAAATGCTGTTGTACGAGGCGCTTTGGGCCATATCCTTTTAAGAATTGAAGGAGATAAAGGAATCATTGCATCTTTTATTCCTGACGCCCGAAGATCAAACAACATGGTAGACAAACTTTCAGTCCATTTTGGTGCCTCTTGTAAATATCCTTTAAATGATTTCATCTTATACACCACCCATTTCTCCACGAGCAGCGGTGTCCACCTTGTCTTGACTCTTTGCCCACTTCTGAGCCTGTGCTTTGTTCTTAAACCCACTAGAAACTGGCATCCATTTGTTGCTCCCCACATGACCCATTGCATACCATTTCTTGTCGCTCGGGTTTTTGGAAACAATATACTTGGAATTTGCTTCTTCTAGATGTTGTTTAAAAGATTTCATTATGATAATACACTCGGATGATCTTTTCTAGTTAACCTAAGTTTCTTATGTAGTTTTATAGTCTTAGTAGCCCAAGAGTCATCACCATATACACTAGGTGGTTGCATTGTTTTGGTTAACTTCGATCCTTTTTTATGCAACTTCATCCAAAGGTCATTATATTTTTGTTGATCCCTTTTATCCCAGCCACCTCTACCAGCTGATGCCATACCAAGCCTTTGTAATTCTTCTTCATCTTCATCTTCTGGATCTTTTTTAGAAAACCAGCCTTCGTGATAACTTTTAAAACTTTTCATTTGATAACCTTTCCTAAATTTTTATAGAGACCTAATAACTTTCTTTGATCACCCTTTTTAATAGCACCAATCATTTTAGAAGTAATATCTCGTATTAGTACTACTAAATTGTCATCTGTTCCTTCTTCAACACTATTATGTAATTTGTGGCCACCTGATGATGCTGCTCGGTGTGCCTTCTTAGACCACATACTTTTTTTTGATTTTTTAGTTGTAGTTTTACATAATTTTTTATGTCTATCACGCATCACTTTAGATTTTAATTTGTCTATTGGAATACTACACATATCACCATTCTTTTCATCAAGAAGGGCTACATCAAGAGCTAACTTTTGTTCACTTGATCTCTCATATAATAATTCATTCGTTTCTTTAAATTTCTTCATTTACTTATCCCAATTTTTTGCTGCATTAAAGTTCTGCATTGAAAATTCCATTCTATCGACTAATTTAACTGCTCCACCCTTAAGAGTATCTATAGCAACAAATCCTTCTGGAGCAGTTACTCTAAATCCTGTAGATGTTTTCATCAAAGTTTTTATAGATTTGACTTTCTCTAACTTACGAATAATTATTAATTTTGCGTCAATTAATAAATTTTGCATCGTAAATATTTTGACAAATTCACTAGCATTACTCCTAAGAAATCCAACATATTTATCCATCACTACTTTCTTCTCTTTTTTTGTTTTTTCTCTTTTTACTTTATCAATATCTGCTTTCAACTTGTCATATACAAATGCAATCAACCCTGCTGTATGATTTCTTACATTTGTTATTTTTTGTCCTTGTCTTACCATCTTATTAGTATATGCTTTTACGAATTCACCTGTTTGAGAGTCATTTGCAATCATTCCTAAAACATGAGAATCTAACTGTTGAAATAACCTTCCTGCATCACTCAGTATATTAGTAACATCTCCCGTTTCTTTTTTTGTCATAGTAGCACTTCCAGATGTATCTTGAAATTTTGCATCTGCTTGCCATATTGAACTAGTTTCTCTAA